AGGCTCTAAGAGGTTTATTTTAAGACATAGGCAGACGTACCCAACAAGTATATAACTGTCTATGTCTTATTGTTTTAAGTGATACCATTTGAAACTACCATAATCAAACATTAAATCTGTTTTTGGGCGTATTTTTGGGCGTGTACATTTTACCCGTTCTTATCAGTTTTCCCGAAGTTGTCAAACCGTGCCATATTTTCGGCTTTTGCCGCATCCACTATTTTAATATAAGGCTTCATGGCTTTATAATCGCTATGTCCCGTCCATTCCATTATAACCGAAGCCGGTATGCCAAGACGAAGCGCATTTACTATAAACGTCCGTCTTCCGCAATGTGTGGTTAGAACCGCGTATTTAGGTACTACCACTTCTTTACGTTCACTTCCGCTATACGACACAACACTAACAGGCTCGTTTATTCCGGCGATTTCGGCAGCTTCATGTAGATGTTCATTCATTTTTACGTTGCTTAGTACGGGTAAAGCCCTATTGTTGGGCAAGCGTATTCCTTTGTATTTGTCAAGTATTGCAAGAGAATAGCTGTTTAGTTCAATATGTAGCCTATCCGTTGTTTTTTTAGTAACGATAGAAATATAAGGAGGTACGGCATCACGTTTGATGTCGGAAACTTTGAGCCGGGCAACGTCAGAATACCGCAAACCGGTAAAGCAGCAGAAACAAAACACGTCACGGACGGGAGGAAGCGACGGTTTATTAGGCGGAAACTTAAAGTTCAAGAAGTGTTGCAATTCGTCCCAAGTCAAAAATATAACTTCCTTGCAGTCCAAGCCCTTAAAACGTGGGCGATATTGCAAATGGGCGGCACCGGAATAATAACCGTTTGCGGAAGCCCAGCGTAAGAACCAACGAACGAAACCGACATTTTTAGCGACGGTAGTATTAAGTTGCCCTTCTTCCTTTTGCAGATAAGACACAAAGGCGGCAAAGTCAGACTTTGAAAAGCCATCTAAGGAAAGTTCCGGGCGAAAGTTCATTAAGTGATGCCTAATGCTTGCAAACTTAGTGTAGGTCGCTTTCGTCCAATTATTAGTAACGCCCATTTCGGAAGTAAACCGGTCAAAGACCTCAAAGAAGCACGGCGGTTGTTGCCGGGCTTCTTCTTTTTCTTCGGCAATGTTCCGACCGATTGAAGCATAGAAAAGCGGCTTAAATTCTTTTGGCGTTGGCGTTCGATGGTTTTCGAGTTCAAAGCGTGTTAGGACTTCTTCAACCTTAGAAACCATATTAGCCAATCCCCTATTTATTTCGCCCGAAGTTTGCTTATAGCAGTTTTTAGAGCCAAGCGTTACCCGTTGGCTTTCCTTATCCCACTTATTAGCATCAATAACATATCCGGAATGGATATCTATACGATACCCGGAATAACATACGCGCAAACGGATTGGAACGCTTTTTGCGTTCATTCCTTCACGGGTTGATAGTTGAAACTTTACGCTATACTTCATTTCTTATCGGTCATCATTTCGCCGCGCCCGGTCAGTAACCAATGCGCGGATATAGGGTAATTAGCCACCATCGTATAAATGGCTTCTATTTCCAAGTTCTTATAACGTGGTTTGTGTTGGGGATTGGGAGTTATGCCATAAGTCAGCCGCATTTCCCTATAACGTGCCGAAGTAAGGTTATGAAGTTCGCAAAATTGGTTGAGCGAATCAACCCTACCGGTATTTATAAGCGCGTCAAGAGCGACAAAGAAACGGCGGCTTACAGCATCGCTAATAGGCGAAGTGTTTACAGTTGTTCGCGGCATAAGGAAGCATTTATATTAGACACCATTGTTTCATAATCACACTTCTGAACTAACGCCGTTTCCTTTCCCGACAAATAGGCTTTTTCCAAAGCGTCAAAGACTGAACCGGGAATAAAGGGATAATAAGCCCGGTTGCTATAATACTTATCTACATTTATTTCTATCATACAGCTTTCAGTTATTTTTCTCGAATTTTCGATTTAAGCGCATTTCTCATTAAAATGGTAGTGTTACCCAACCAAGCGGAGAACGTCAAAATTAGGGGCGTTTCTGTGCGTTTAGGAGTATCACTATAATACGCTTTATTTTTCCAATTTCATAGCGTAACGCTCTCTATAATAATGTATAAGAGTTACCATAAGGAAACCTTTTTGCCGAAGTCTAAACGGCAGCGGCACATCCGGCATTTCCGTCCGTTCGGGCATTGGCTTTTTTGGTAAGTTCGGCAAGCGTTTCGATTGTCCTTTGTTGGCTTTCTATTATAGAGAGCAAACGCGCCTTTTCCTCTTTGGCATCTTCAAGGAGTTTATACAGCATTTCCGTAGGGGCTAATTCCGTGCTTTTCGGCATACTGTCTTCTTCCGGGCGTACAGGTATAAGCATTTCGCCTTCTCCACGAATCAACCACACGGGATTAAGTTGCGGATATTGCTTTGTTATTGATTCCAATTTGTCTGCTTTAATAGACTTCTTTATGCTTGCGATATACGCAGAGCCTACGCCAATAGTACGGCAAAATTCTCTTTCGCTTATATTCAAATAAGAAACAAACTCTTTAAGTCGCTCTTTTACACCACCTTCATTTTGCATATTGCATTTCAATGTATATAAATGTTAAAAATCAAAGACACGGTGAAAATTGTATGCTTTTTATTTGCTTGTTGTATGCTTTTACATTACATTTGCACCGTGTTAGTTATTCATTCGCAAAGTTAAGCAAAAAATTGGCGGACAGCAATAGCAAAAACACGCTAATTTACAGAAAAATAAAAGCTATATGGTACACACAAGTAAGACAATTAACCGCAATTTCTTGATAAAGGCAAGCGGTATAGATGGAAAAGGAAAGCGCATAAACAAATTAGTAGGCGTTACCGGGCTTCTTGAATTGATAGGCGAAGCCTTAGCAGACAAATTTGTAACAAGGGCTTTTGAATCGGGGTTGGATTGCTGCCGGTGCAAACTTAGAAGGGGGCTGCGTATAACCTTTTATTGTAAGTAACAGATTGTATAACACTATAAACATAACAGCTATATGACAACAACAATGAACGATGACAGAGGGTGCAGCGTTTGCGCCGCAGGAAGTGAAAAGTACGAAACATTCAGTACCCGGATAGGCAGGAAAAGAGTTAAGCGCGTGCAGTACGATTATCGGCACACGGATGGCGAACTGTTTAGCTGCGTGGGAAACACGTTGGAGGATTGCAGGCAACGCCGTGATAAGTGGTTGCAGGATAAAACCGCTTGACGGGTAAGGGTGTGTTATTTCTTAAAGTGTATCAAAGTAATACAGAAAGAGGAATACCACATATAAGCCAACGGAAAGAGAATCCCTCTTGTAAAGGCTATAAACCGGTGACGGCGGAAACAGCACCGCAGCGCGGAACGCTTCGGGCGTAGGTGGGGCAAACCCACTACCGCGCACGAATTATAAACGATAAAAACAAATAATTATGGTATTGACAGACACTAACAAGAGAACGGGGCGGCTCGGATTTGCAAAGGGGCTGAACCAAGTAAAAATGGGAGAATACAAGGAGGTGGTAGCGGAGTTGTACCGGGCATTGGGAATAAACAACCGTAACAGCTTCTACGCTTACCGCGACGGCAAGATAGAGCCGAAAGTAACACAGGCGGAAGCAGTGGAAAGCGTATTTAACCGCTTCGGTATTACAAACATTTGGGGCGTATGAATTTCAAGGCAGAACTAAGCAGACGGGAAAACCAAGTAGCCGAGCTGCTCGCATGGGGCGCAAGCAAAAAGGAAGTGGCAAGCAGGTTGTTTGTTTCAACGCGCACCATCGAGAACACAGCCCGGAACATATACGCAAAATTGGGCATACAGAAAGCTACGGAGTTGTGCGTATGGTGGTTTTGTACGAAGTGCGGAGTACCCGTAAGTCTTGACCCGTTGAAACGTGCCATTACAGCTATTGTGCTCCTACTTGTATTGCTTCCGAGAGAGTTATCCGGTAACGGAGATATTTTCAGAATTGGGAGAGATAAAAGGTTGGTACGAATAGCAAGGATAGTCAGACGCAACAAAGAAGGAGAAGATAATACTTTCAACTTTCTAAATTTTAGGGCATGAGGAAGCTATATGAAATTTTCGGTATTCAGTGGGAAAGACCATTGAAATGGTACGAATACCTGCTGCTTGTTTGGTTGGGGCTATCATTTTGTTGCTTAGCCGTTGATATGGACTCTATACCGCTTTGGGCGGTTGCGCTGATAGTCGGAAACTTAACGGCTTCAATTTGGATTGGCGGAAAAATACTGCCGGATATAAAAGATTTTGATGATGAATTTGACAACGGATTGGAGGACGAAAGATGAGAACGACAAATAGCAACAAAAGGGTTATAGACCTTACGCTCGGCGAACTTTTGGATGAAGTGGAAGCAAGGGTAAGGGCTATACGGGAAAACAAGCCGGAAGCGGAAGAACGGGAGAAGCCCAAAAGGTATGTGTACGGACTGAAAGGGTTGCAGAAACTTTTAGGGTGCAGCAAAACAACGGCTTCGCGCTTAAAGCAGTCCGGCAAGATAGACGAAGCGATAACGCAGGTTGGCGCATTGATTATTATCGACGCTGATAAGGCGTTGGAACTTGCAAAGAAGAATAACAAGAAACAATAATTTTTTTAATAATTCAGCTATATGAATAAACAAGTAATTATCAAACGCTTGCAGCTTGTTAATTTCAAGGGCTTGCGGAACGTCGCAATAGAGTTTAGCGACGATGTTACAACCATCAGCGGACGTAACGGAACAGGTAAGACAACCATCAAGGATGCTTTTAGTTGGCTTCTTTGGGGTAAAAACAGCGAAGGGGAAACCGATAGCAAGTTTGGCATCAAGACTACAGACGAAAACGGAAATTTCATTCCTGACCTCGAACACGGAGTTACCGGAGTTTTTGAGATTACCGATACCGAAACGGGAGCGGTTGAAAGCGTGGAACTCCGCCGGGTATTGGTTGAAGAATGGAAAGTGCCAAACGGAGAAACCGGGAGAGTGCTAAAAGGACACCATACCGATTTTTTCTACAACGGTGTGCCATTGAAAACAAAAGCGGAATATGAAGCGCGTATTAACGCCATCATACCCGAAGCTGTCTTCAAAATTATAACAGACCCATACTATTTCCTTACGCTTCATTGGAAGGCGCAACGTGAAATGTTGCTGCAAATAGCCGGGAACGTAAGCGACGAAGAAATAGCAAGAGGAAACGAACGGTTTGCCCTTCTGCTTGCGCAGCTTACCGGAAAAACTTTGGAGGATTACAAGCGTGAGGTATCCGCACGGAAGGCAAAGGTAAATGAACAACTCGAAAAGATACCAACAGCCATAAACGCAATTACGCAAGTTACGCCGGAAGCACCGGATTACGAAGCGTTGGAAAAGGAAAAGGACGCTTTGGAAGCAGAACTTACGCAAATAGACGAATCGGTAGCATCAGCAGCCGAAGCGAACCGTATTGCCTACAACCAAGCCGCGAAAATTCAAGGGGAAATTAACGCAAAGAGGACGCGGCAACAAAAACTATTGTTTGACGCTAAGGACAAAGCTCGGAACGAAGCATACAAGAAAAACGAAACATACAATAATGCGGAACGTGAGTTACGCCAAATAGCATCAAACGAGCAAAACGAGGAACGGAGCTACAAGGCGGAACGTACCCGGCTTCAAAACGACATCAGCCGCGCAGAATCAACAAAGCAAAGTTATACGATACAGCAAGACGAACTGCGCGAGAAGTGGTATAAAGTGAACGCCGAAGAATTTGCAGAAACGGACAACCTTGTATGCCCATTATTCAAGCACGTATGCGCAGATGCGACGGCTTTACAAAAATATGAAGCCGACAGGATAGAAGCACGAAACAAATTCTACCAAGACAAAGAAAAGCGGTTGGAGGGTATAAACGACAACGGGAAGAAACTGACCGACCAAATAGCCGCGCAAGAATCGGAAATAAACAGACTATACGGACTTCTCAAACAAGAAGAAGAAAAGCACCAAGCAGCCGTAGCCGATTATGCGGAAAGACGTGCCAAATTGGAAAGGACACTTTCAGAGAATCCAAGAGTAAGTACAGAACCGGATATAAAAGGAGAAGACATACCGGAATGGGTTACGATTCAAAGCGAGATAGAAACACTTTCCGCAAGACTGCCGAAAACGGATAGCGGAGGAGCGGACAATACCGCAAGACTTCGCAAGAGGAAAGCAGAGATAGCCGCTCAGCTTGACGAAGTGAAACGCAAACTGAATATACGTGCAACGATTGAAACCAACGAGAAGCGAATTAAGGAACTTAAAGCGGAAGCCGAAGTATTGGCACAGGAAAAAGCCAACTTGCAGACAGAAGAAACGACTATCGACGATTTTGTTACGGCACAAATGAACGAAGTAGAACGCCGGGTAAACTCTTTATTCAGCCGGGTAAAGTTCAAGATGTACCGCACACAGATAGAAGACGCGAAACAAGTGCCTGACTGCATTTGCTACATAGACGGCGTGAAGTATTCAGACAAAAACGCGGCAGGAAAGGTAAACGCAGGGCTTGACGTAATAAACACCCTTTGCGCTTTTCACGACGTAAGCGCACCTATATTCGTTGATGAAGCCGAAAGCGTGAATGAATTTATACCGGTTAATAGCCAACTTATAAAGTTGGTGGTAACGAAAGATGATTTTGCAGTAAACAATTTCTAACCAATAAAATAACAGTAATATGAACTACAAAGAAATCAAGTCCTACGAGGACGCTTGCAATGTTTTGAACATTCAGCCTATCAGTGAAAACGCGGTAGCAGCTTTCCCGAAAGAAGACCGCAAAAGTATGTTAGCTTACCACAAACTGACAGTAATAACAAAAGCCATCAACGGAGGTTGGAAGCCGGATTGGAACAACAGAAGCCAATACAAATACTTTCCGGTATTCTACTACGAAAATGCCGGGCTTGCGTGTGCGCTTACGGCTACCGCGGCTTCGATTACGGGTGCGAGCATCGGCTCCCGGCTTTGCTTCAAAACGGAAGCGATGAGCGACTACGCCGCCGCCACGTTCGCCGACCTGTACACGGACTTCTATTGCCTTCCGGCTTCGGTGGAAGAAGATACGGAAGCAGTGATGAGCGACGAAACACGTGCAAGATTGGAAAGTTTACCCGAAGGAGATTTTATCAAGAAAGCAACCGAAATTGTGGCAACGCAATTAGAGCCATTGACAAAAGAAAAGAAGACGCGCGGAATTGTGATGATTGCTTGCGACACGGAAACAACCGACGAAAGAGGGAAAAGCGCAACAGGGGCAATTATCGGAATCAGTGGGAACGGAAAGGCTATAACTTACGGAATAGCCGAACTCCTTACCCGGAAAGAATCTGCACCGCTTGTTAAACAGGCTACGGAAATTGTAGCCATGCAAAGACTGCATGAGCGGATTAAGCAGGAGGGCGCGAAATTCTTCGCCGAATTATTCACAGAACCCGGAAAATAGAATTAACCATGTGCCAAAGTAAACTACCGGCTACGCTTGAAGCCGCAAAAGAAAAATTCGCCTTAGCTTGCAAGGAAGCTACGACGTTGGAAATAGTGGGCAACGTAGCGGCGGCGTTCAACGCCGTAAGTATTGTAACATTGCTTCGCGAAGCCTTGACAGACGAAGTTATGGATAAGGTATTTATGCCTTTGATGAATACTAAAATAGGCTTTATGACCGACAGGACGGGGAAGCCTAACAAGAAGGGGCAGACATTGCCGCTTTACAGCCGCGACGTTGTGCGTGATTGTATCATAGACGCGGTAATAATAGGCTTGCTTCCGACCGGAAACCAATTCAACATTTTAGCGGAACGGATGTACCCGACAAAAGAAGGCTATACCGCACTTCTTAAAAAATTGGGTGTGCGCTACGTGATAGAGATTGGGCAGGACAAAAGCCAAAGCCCACAATACGCCGAATTAGCCTGCAAAATCAATTACGAGCATAACGGGGAGAAAAACAGCTTTACCGTGAACACCACCGTAGCAAGGAATGATTACAGCAGCAACGACCAAATACGGGGGAAGGCAGAGCGGAAAGCAAAGAAAGCCTTATACGAGTATATAACCGGCTCGGACTTCGGCGATGGCGACGAATCAAGTACGCAAGTGATTGATGCGGTTGCAGTTGAGATTAGGGAAGAAGCGAATACGGGGGCGGCTATCGGTTTTGAAAGTGCAGAGGAAGTAAGACCGACCACAGCACCGCAGCCGCAAGCACCCGTAAGCGAAGCACCTCCGGCACGTAACGGGCGAGGTAACAATAACGCTAAACCGGCTTTCTGATTATGGAACTTACCGTTATAGGGTCTAACAGCGAGGGCAACTCCTACGTTTTGCAGAATGCAGGAGAAGCCCTGCTGCTTGAAGCCGGAAAACCGTTCAAGCAGGTATTAGCCGCTTTGGATGGAAACGTGCGCAAAGTCGTAGGTTGTTTGGTAACGCATGAACACGGCGACCATGCCGGGAGGATTAACGAAGTATTGAGTTACGCTATACCGGTATTCGCTTCTGAAGGAACGATAGAGGGCGCACAAAAGTACATCAAGGGCGGATATAAGCCAACGCCGATAAAAGGCAGTGCAGGGAACTACGGGCAGTTTCGATTAGGCGGATTTGTGGTTATTCCATTCCAAACGAAGCACGATGCGGCAGAACCGCTCGGCTTCTACATTTGGCATGAGGAAACCGGCGGTGTGCTATTCGCTACCGATACGTTCTATTTGCCTTGTAAGTTCAAAGGGTTAAGCAACATTCTTATCGAGTGCAACTATGACCCGGATATATTAGCCCGGAGAGTAGCCGACGGAACGATACCGGAAGTTTTGCAGGAAAGGGTAAGAAGAAGCCACCTAAGTTATTATACCTGTCTGGACGCTTTGAAAGCGAACGACCTTTCAGCGGTAAACAACATTGTATTAATCCATATCAGCGACGGAAACGGCGATGGTGTGGCTTTTCGGAACGGCATAGCGAAAGCGACCGGTAAAACGGTGCATATAGCGAAGCCGGGATTAAAAATCAAGTTCAACAAAACACCTTTTTAGCCATGCTCAAAGGATTTGATAAAGAAACCCAACCGCTTACCGAGTACGAAGAAAAGGAGCTTTTACCCGTCATATTGGCAGGGTTAAAGACAAAGACGGGAAAGGAGAACGCGGTAACAAACCGGACGATCGTAATGCGGCTGACAATAGCAGGGTATAAGATAGATGAAGCCCGATGCAGGAAGATAATAAACCACATACGGACTACCGATGCTTTGCCCGGATTGATAGCTACCTCCGGCGGCTACTTCTTAGCCACCACCGAAGCGGAACTTATGGATTATGAAGAAAGCCTTTTAGGACGCGAGAACGCAATAAAGGAAGTGCGCTTAGCCATAGCCCGGCAACGTAGGATATTGTACGGGGATGCGCAGAAGCCCAAAGAAGGAACATTGTTTTAACTAATAAATTCACGAAATGATGAAAAAGATTTTTTTGTACAAACTTCTTGAAGACCAAGAAACGGAACTTATAGGACGCTTTGACACATTGAAAGAAGCGCAGGAAAAAGTAATAGAATTTACGGAGGAAGACGAAGATACTACCGTTTTTGACTTCTATACAGATGAGCAGGAATATGAGGGGATAACCGAACGAGTGAGGTCATACGCCGATGCTTGCAACGTGTTGGGAATAGAACCCATGAACGAACAAAGCATGAAGGCGCAAGGTTTCAGACAGGACGAAATAGCCCGGCGCAAATTGGAAACCATAACGGAAGCCCTAAACGAAGGATGCAAGATGGATATAAACGACACTGACGTTAGGAAGTATTATCCATACTTTGAAATTCACGAAGACGCTAACGGGAAAGGTATAGCAAAACTTGCATTTGCTGATACGGATAGCGCAGCCACAATTACGCATGCAAGCATTACCCAGCGGCTTTGCTTTCATGACAGAGATACGGCACGTTATGCCGGTAACGCATTCACGGAATTGTACGAACAAATTTTGATTGAGAAGATATGAAACAGCCCGAAAAGATACAAACAAGAAAGGACGAAGTACGCTTCAAGACTTCGGACACACGGAGAATTATCGGAAAGTATTTGGCGGCGAATGTGCTTAAAACGTGGAAAGAAGATTTTTTAGACGAAAGCACCGGCGAAGTGATTACGATTGAGCGGCATGAGATTTTGTTTGAGCGTGGAAAGTACATAGATAACGATTTGGCGACGCAAATAAATTTCAGCATCCAAGCCGAAGAGATAAAAGAGGTAGAAGTAAGCAACCAACGCAGATTAGCCACGCAGAATAAAAGAACCGGGCTTTACCCGTACAAGGTAAGCGCATCTATTGGAATGAAGCGGCATAACTTCATATTGCAGGCACAGAACGTAACAAAGGCAATAGAGGTAGCTACGGACTTCATAGAATTGAACTTTACGCAGTCTTTCGACATAACAGGCGTAAAGCTGATGGATGACGTTGTTATACTTAACGACAGGTTGAGGAAGTATGTAGAAGCGCAGGAAGGGGCAAACGAAGCCGGAGAGGAAGCGGACAACGCAGAGGAACAAAGGGGAGATGTAAAGTATTACAAGGTTGAAGCGGAAGTAGCGATAAAGGCAGAGGATGAAGAAGAACCCGGAAAGACATCCTACGACTTCATTGTACGGACGAAGGACGTAGATACGGCGAAGGTGGTAATAACGGCGTGGATAGACGCTAAGGTTAATGAACGCACCGAGAAAGACGGCGACGAACGTAAGGTAGTGGATATTTCAATACTATCGGCTTCGCCGTTTGCTTGTAACGCGATTGTGGAAAAGGCTTTTTGTATGGCATACAAAGACCAAGAGGAAGCATAGTAGTAACCGGGAGCGCGTCTAACGGCGCGTTCCCAAAAACAAGTAAGCGATGAGCCAAGATAGCATAGTGATTTTTCGCAATATAATACAGGCGTTAGACGTTTTGCCGCCGGAATTGTATAAGGAGGTTTCGCGGTTGGTTTACGCATACGCTTTTGACGGAATTATGCCGCCGGAAAGCACAGAACCGGCTGCGCTTGCTTTGTTTCTTTCCTTCAAGCCGCAGATTGATTTCAACGTAAAGCGTTATGAAAGCTATGTAGAACGTGGGAAAAAGGGTGGCGCACCCAAAGGGAACAGTAATGCAAGAAAAAAAGCGAAAGTAGAGAGCGAAACAATACAGGTTGAAACAACTAAAAACAACCTAAAACAAGCTGAAACAACTAAAAACAACTTAGAACAACTTGAAGAAGATAAGGAACAAGCAGAAACAAGCAAAAACAACCTTATATCTATATCAGTATCAGAATCAATAAATAATAATTCTGTTGATGTTGTTGTTGATAACGCGCACGCGCGAGAAGGAGAAAACAACAGGAAGTTTTTAGATGAGTTTTTCAGCGAAACGCACCGGGCGCAAATTGAGGTCATTTGTATGCAGCTTCACACAGACCCGGACACACTACGGAAAGAAGCCGAAGAAGTCATAGCGGAATGGGAACTGACAAGAGTAACGCACAATGACTACAAAGAACAGGCGCAGCATTTGATAAACCAACTACGGATAAAGTACCGTTCAAAATTGAAAGATAATGGCAGAGCAACAAGGACAAACAGGGAATCCACAGCAGCCGCAGAGGATAAACTTAGCGGCGTTTGCGGAAGCACTACGAAGAAAAAAGCCCTACGCAGCACGATTTAGAATCGACCGCTATACGCAGGACGTACCGGGAATGTTACGCGAGTGCTACCGTTATCAAGTGGAGCAAAGAGGACACGAATTTAAGCCGGACGAAGCGACAGAAGACCACATAGCGCGTGCCGCACGTTGGTTGCTCGGAGCGAGTACCAAGCCCGGATTATTCCTATACGGCGAACCCGGAAACGGAAAAACCACCTTAGCGCGTTCGATAGTGCAGCTTATAGGCACGTTGTATTATAGCGCACTTTCAACCGAAAGGAAGGAAGTAACGGTAATACCGGCATCGGCACTTACGGAAGCCGCGAGGGGCGAAAAGCAGGATTTACTAAACAGGCTGAAAGGCGAAGAGTTGTTGTACATAGATGACGTAGGAACAGAACCGGCGAGCATCAAGGTATGGGGAAACGAAGTTAGCCCGTTGGTGGATTTGCTTTACCACCGTTACGACCGGCAACTCTTTACGGTCATAACATCAAACTTGATAGGCGATGAGGACATAGCGAAGCGGTACGGTTTGAGGATAGCGGACAGGTTTATAGAGATGTTCGACCTTATAGGCTTTGAGAATCCAAGTTACCGACCAAGACTAACAAGGCTACCACCGCCGTAGGCTTTCAGAAACGCACCTATTTCGGCTTTGAATGTTCCGGGCGATAAGATGAACGGTTGGCATGAAAAAAACGCGATACGGAGGAAATAAAACAGTTTTTCAAAAAACGATTAGACATGAGAATATACATAAGCGGACAGATAACCGGGATTCCGGTTGCAGAATATACGGAAAAGTTCAGCAGAGCGGAAGCCGAGCTTAAAGCAAAAGGTTACGACGTTGTTAATCCTCTCCGTAACGGTTTGCCTTCCGGCACACGTTGGCAGGAACAGATGAAAACAGATATACGGCTGTTACTTGATTGCCAAGCTATTTACTTGTTGGCTAATTGGGAAAAAAGCATCGGCGCAACATTGGAACGCGAGATAGCAAAGGGGTTAGGTTTGATTATTGAGTATGAGAAGCCGCCTAAACATCGTGATATAAAAGCGGCGATACTTACGGCGATGGGCGTAAATTTCAAGTCAATAGCGGAAGACAGCCGTAACCGTTGGCACGTTTACGCACGTATGATTTACGCCCACCATTGTAAAAAGCGCGGAGAGCATACGCAAGGCATTGCAGAAGAAACGAGCCACGACCAAAGTACCATTTGCTACTATTTGCGGAACTACGATGCCGAATACAAGTTTAACCGGGAGTTCAGAAAGGCTGCTGAAAAGGTAGCTACGCTATTGAGTGAAAAATTAAGCAACCCAACGGACGTATTAAAGTAATTCGATTATGAGCGAATATAAAACGATACCCGGTTTTTCAAGATACCGGATAAATACAGAAACGGAAGAAGTACAAAGCAACGCTTTCGGGAAAGGTTGGAAAAAAATAAAGCCACACCGCAACGGGCTTGTACGCATTATTTCTGACGATAAAGGAACGGAGTATGCCGGAAGTCCTACACGGATATTATACGCAGCACAGAGGGGTATTAACCCGGCGAAAATGGGAAGGCATCTTGTTGTAGTGAAACAAAAAGACGGCGAATTAGTGTTGTTAGACCGGAAAGCACTTGCAGAACGCAACATAAAACAGCGGACACCAAAGAGCGTAGAATCAGCAAAAGAAGAATACGCGAAAGCGATAGACTTCTGCCGTTGTGTATTGAGGGCTTACGAAACGGAGGACTATACGGAAGTAGTTACCCATATTTGGAAGAAGCATGACGAAGCGGTAGCCTACATTAAGGCAAATAAAATGAGCCTTACAGAAGAAGGCGTTAACGAAATGTGGATGCAAGTTTTTGATATAGTGCTTACAAACATTCGCAATAAAGGCTCGTTTGTTTGTAACGTGAGCGCGTACATAAGGAAAGTTATAAGAACGCTTTACGCTCAAAAATTGAGAGTAAATAAATTATTGCGTTCATACGATGACGGACAAACAAGGCTTTCAAGGATAATATAAAGCTATGGAACAACTAACTTTTGACTTCATAGACAACGAAATAGTACCCATTCCCGAATGTTCCGGGCTAATGGCTATGAGTGGATATAAAACACACAAAGCGTTAGCCGACGAAATGGTACGGGAAGCAAAGATTTGGCAAAAGCGGAATCCGGGTAAAGATGTAATGGAGATAATAACGCCGGATTGGAAAGAATATATTAACCATAAAATCAAAGAATTATGTTAGTGATTGAATTTTGCGGTTTCGTGGGCAACGATGCCGAGATTAAGGAGTTTAACGGACAAAAGTTTATTTCGTTCAACGTAGCGACCTCAGAGCGTTACAAGGACGCACAAGGCAACACGGTAAGCCGTACAACGTGGATAAGTTGTTTGAAGCCCGGCGAAAGTGCGGTAGTGCAATACTTGAAAAAAGGAACACAGGTATTTGTAAGGGGTGACTTTTCTGCAAAGACATTCACGGGTGCAAACGGAATACAGGTAGGAGTAAACTGCCGGGTAAAAGAACTTCAACTATTGGGTACGAAGCAGGACACAGGACAAACCGCGACACAAGCCGGGCAACAGGCGGCACCTGCACAGCCACAAGCACCGGCATACGGTGGTAACAACCCGTTCGGAGAAACAACCGATAAAGACGATTTGCCATTTTAAGGAATGAGTATGAAAACAGTAGTTTTGCTTAGTAAAATATTCTTTGAGGGACATACGAAGGCAGGACAACCGACCAATTTTGCCCAAAGCGTAAAAGACGGTTGCAAGCGGCACACGGTAAGAAGCAATTATGCCTATTGGGAAAAGAAGATAGCCGCACTAAAAAAGCAAGGCGGAACGCTTTGCATACGTCAATGGAGCGGAAAGCCATACAGAAGCCAACAAGAAACGATTTTAGAAGTACCTGCTTCGGTTGTTGGTATTCAGCAAGTGGCAATAGCGCAAACAGGAGTAAGCCAACTTTCGGCACAAGTTGATGGATGCGAAATACCGATTTCAGAGATAGCGAGAAACGACGGATTAAACAGCGTGGAGTTTACCGAGTTCTTGCGACCTATATTAAAGAACTCAGAAGGGAACGAAACAACGTTTGCCGTCATTCATTTTACGGATTTCAGATATTAAGAGCCATGAAAGAAAGACTAATATGCTGCTTTTACATTCTTTTGGCGAAGCAGTACGCCGTATTTACGGCAAACAAGGATAAAGCCGGGAAATATACCTCTTGCTACATAAAAGGAGATAAGATATTTCTTGCCTCAGTTGCAAACTACTTGAAAAAAGTAGCTAAGGAACTTCACGCAAGGGCGGAAGCGATAGAAAACGAATTGAAAGAGGGCAAAGACGATGAAAATAAAGTGCAAGATTAAAGTTACCGAAGGAATAGTTTACGACGGTATTAAGGAGGGTGTAAAATCCTATTTGAAAACCATTAGAAAGGCATTAGAACAAAACGGGGATGCATATAAGGACGATACCGGTAGTTTGCGCCATTCAATGGGCTATGTCATACTACGGAACGGGACACCGGTAAGCGACAAAGATATAAAGGCATACCGGAACAAGCCAATAGAGGAAACAGGCGCGAAATACAGCGCGGCTGTAAGTATTGGAGATACTACTAAAACCGTAAAGCTATGACACGCGAAGAAAAGATAGCCCGGCTAATTCGGGCAGGTTACAAAGTGAAGCGATTAGGGCGGAACATAGAAGCCACGAACAAGAAAGGCACTTTTCGCGGCTCTGTGCATTCCGTACACCTACAAATTTTCGGGTATTGATATGGGGCATAAAGAATTTTTCGACAAGGTGGTAGCCATGCGCAAGGCGCAAAAGGAATACTTCAAGACGCGATTACCTTCCGCGCTACAAAAGTCTAAACGGTTGGAAGCCGAGATAGACGCGGAAATAAAGCGTGTGGAAAACATATTGGCAGAAAGGGAGAAAGCCCGGCAAACTTCTTTGTTCGGGGATTTTGACCGTGATTTGATAAACAGAGTAGATAACTATTAAAGCAACGACAATGGAAGATAAGAGTTTGAAAATAGAGATACAGAAGCCGGTAGCATATTTGCACCACGAAGCAACAAAATCGGTCATCCCGGTTTACAAGCCTATAAATTGGCTTCAAAGAAAGGCTATAAAGTGGTTGTTTGGATTGGTATATAAGAAAAGTTGAGCATGGGAAAAATGACTTTTGAAGAATTGTTGGCGAAAGCCAACGCGGAAAGCAAAAGGGCAAAGCCGCGACATGAGGAAAGCCAGTTGCAGCGTGTTTGTGTAAGGTGGTTTCGGATTCAATACCCGGAATTAGCGATATTGTTGTTTGCCGTGCCGAACGGAGGGGCAAGAAATAAGCGAGAAGCCGGAATAATGAAAGCAGAAGGAGTTACCGCCGGAGTTTCGGACTTGATATTACTAATACCTTCTGGCGGTTTCGCTTCACTTTGTATAGAGTTCAAGACCGAGAAAGGGAAACAGCAGGCAACGCAGAAGGAATGGCAACAGGCGGCAGAAAGAGCCGGGAATAAATACGCCATAATACGCAGCTTTGACGATTTCAGAACGGAAGTAAGGAACTACTTACCTCCTCCAATGCAACGCAAAGCGTGAAGTGTTGGCGAAGTGTTTTAGCGTTTAATGTATTAAATTGATACGTTAAACGCTTTATTTTTGCACAAGAAAAAAGATACAGCTATGACCATACAAGAACTAAAAGAAAAGATTTCGGGCTTTATTAAGAATATCCCGACGGACAAAAAGAAACACCTTATAGCAGGTTTCATTATTTGCGCGGTAGTAAGTATGATTTTCGGCTATATTATCGGTCGGCTATATTATCGGTTTTGTGGTAGCAGTGGTAGCCGGTGCAGGGAAAGAAGCATACGACCACTTTACGAAGAAAGGAACGGTAGAGTTTGCCGATTTGGGTTATACGGTAGCCGGTGCGGTCTGCTTCCTTATACTTTCAGCATTGATAACATTGCTTTTTTACGCATTTGTTTCATGTGTTATTTAGGCTTTACAAAAGCATCATATAGCTGATAGCAACGGCGACAGCCGAAGCGGAAGGGCGCGGCGACCAAACCACGCCCTTTTTTAATAACCTAAAAGCAGAAGCGATGAGAAGAAAGAAAGTAAACGAAGAAGAATCCGACCTGCATATTAGCGGCGTTGATTTCGGAAACATAGAACTGCCCGATTTGGATTTGTCGTTGTTTGACGTACTGAATGACGAATACAACGAGGAAACGCGCTACATAAAGCCGAAAGTGTACGAGTTGAAGCCGGAGTACGTTCTATATGACAACGCCGTGAAGTTGGCGAAAGATTTGCGGTTGGACTTCGGCGCACGCTACGACGTGTTTGTTAGTGGCAGCTTCATTTTTGGCGATTTCTTAGAAGCGTTTATTATGGGAAACAACGCCAAGTGCAAGAAAATGACCGTAAGCACGCTATCGCTTAACCAAAACAACGTAGATAGCTTATACAACTTGCTTGCAGGGAACTATATAGATGAACTGAACCTAATAGTAAGTGTGTACTTTTGGGGCAACGAGATAAGAAGCCTTATCCCCTATATGTACCGAAAACTTGACTTCGGAAACAAATTCCAATTATCGGTAGCGTCAATACATACAAAGACGGCACAGTTTGAAACATTGGGAGGGCGAAAGGTTGTAATACATGGCAGCGCGAACCTGCGCAGCAGCGGAAATATAGAGCAATTCACGATAGAGGAAAATCCCGAACTATACGACTTCTACGATGACCATTTAAGCCGGATTGTCGAGAAGTACGCAACCATAAAGAAGCCGGTACGCGGAAATGACTTATGGGCAGAGTTAATTAAAAAGAAGTTTAACGATTAAAGCAGGAGGCATTATGGCAAGTGGAAGCGAAAGCAGAAGCGGCGGTAGCCGGATAAGGCGAAGCACCGCAGCGAGCCAAAGGGGTTACGTTGCGTGGAATCCTTCAATGGACACACCATTTTAGAAGTGAGTAACACAGAGCCGCACCCATACAGCGGCGCGGCTCTTTAATTGGATTTTCAATGGATAAGAAAGGACAAACAACAGCAAAGCAAGTTAGGAAAGCGAACGTAGCAGACATGGTACAAAGCCAAGTTATGCCGTTGGCGGACATATACCCGAATAAGGGGCAAATTCCCGGCGTGCCTAAGAACCCACGACTTATCAATGATGATAAATTTAAGTTGTTAAAGCGAAGCATTGAGGAAGACCCGGAAATGTTGGGACTTCGGGAAATACTTGTTTACAGGCATAACGGGAAATACATAATCATCGGAGGTAATATGCGTTTCCGCGCCCTTAAAGAATTGGGGTACGTCGAAGCGATAGTAAAGGTTTTGCCCGAAAACATTTCTACTGACAAACTACGCGCCATTGTCATAAAGGATAATAGCGGCTTCGGGGAATGGGATTGGAACGAATTGGCTAACGTGTGGGATGCGAACGACCTTGTTAATTGGGGTGTGGACGTGCCGGAATTGGATAACGCGACAGTTGAGGAAGAAGAAGCCGAAGAAGATGATTTCAGCGTAGAAGAACACTTACCCAAAAAGGCAAAGGCTAAGTTTGGCGACATTTACGCTTTGGGAAAACACCGGCTTATTTGCGGCGACAGCACGGACGCAGAAACGGTTAGCCTGTTGGTAGGCGACAGCAAAGTAGATTTGCTTTTAACCGACCCACCTTATAACGTGGACTATTCAAGCAAGAATGAAGCGTTAAACGCAGCAGACAAAGGCAACAGAATACAGAAAGACATCGCCAACGATAAGATGGGAGATGAACAGTTTCAAGAGTTCCTAACGGCAGCTTTCACTAACGCAAACCACCACCTCAAGCAAGGCGGCGCGTTCTATATTTGGCACGCCGGAACGGAAGGCTTAAACTTCAAAATAGCAGTAAAGCGTGTGGGTTGGGACTTAAAGCAGATACTTATTTGGAACAAAAACAACATGGTTTTAGGAAGACAGGACTACCAATGGAAGCACGAACCATGTTTGTACGGTTGGAAACCCGGTGCAGGGCACTACTTCATAGCACGGCGTGATTTGCTTACGGTGTACGAAGAAAAGGACATCGATATAGACGCGCTCACAAAAGCGGAAATGAAAGACTTGCTTAAAAAGTTCCTTCAAGGCTCAATCCCGACTACCGTAATAGACGAAGACAAACCGCTAAGGAGCGAAGACCACCCGACCATGAAGCCGTTAAAACTCATGGGGCGTTTGATACGGAACAGTACCCGACCGGGCGAAGTCGTGTTAGACCTTTTCGGGGGAAGCGGAAGTACGCTAATGGCAGCGGAGCAGTTAGGGCGCGTTTGCTACATGGTTGAATTAGACCCGTGTTATATAGACGTGATTATAAAGCGTTGGGAAGAATATACAGGAGAGAAAGCGCAGTATTTGGGTAATTGTGCCAAAGAAAGCAAGAACAGCACGGAAAACGATAAATAACAGCACAAATGGCAGCTAAGGATATAGAGCAATACAAATTCAAGCCCGGACAAAGCGGCAACCCGAAAGGAAGACCGAAAAACCGTGTTCCCGAACAACTCGTTATGATTTTCGGAAGCAAAGCTAAGGCTAAGAAGTTCTATTGTCTTAGCGCAACCGAGATAAACGAATGGGAAGCCGCGATACTGACGCTTTCCGCAGACGATTTGAAGGTATTGGCAAAATGGAGCGGCGCACCGGCGTACCCGAAAGGGCTTGCGATAGCCGTGCTTAGTGACATGAAGAACGGAAAGACAACGACGCTTGACAAATTGCGAGAACGTCAGTACGGAAAGCCGATGCAGCGGATGGAGGTAACAGGAAAAGACGGCGCGGACTTGATACCGGCGAGGACACTCACGAAAGAAGAAGCGCAGGAGCTTTTCAAGAACTTGCAAGAGAATTACTAAGGGCATGAATGAGATAAGGGATATTGACGTAATAAAGACGTGGACGCTACAAAGTACGCTAAACTTTACGCGCTACTTCTTCAAAGAGAAGTATAAACGTAAGTTTGTCGTAGGCAAGCACCATGTTAAAATCGCGGAAGCCTTAGACCGGGTATTTCGCGGAGAATCTACGCGCCTTATCATCAACATTGCTCCACGATACGGAAAGACAGAATTAGCGGTAAAGAACTTCATAGCTATGGGATTGGCAATAAACCCCAAAGCCAAGTTTATACATTTGTCCTATTCTGATGATTTGGCACGGGATAACTCGCGCGGCGTGCAGGAAATTATAAGGGAAAGCAGTTACAGGCGTTTGTTTCCCGGCACAATGCCAACGAGCATAAACACGCGCAAATGGTTTACAACGGAAGGGGGCGGACTTTACGCCGTCAGTTCAGCCGGACAGGTTACAGGCTTCGGAGCGGGTCTGGTGGATAAGGAAGACGAAGAAGAATTAGCCGCAGAAGTGGAAGAACTTAGCAGCATAGATAACGGCGACTTCGGTGGCGCGATAGTGATAGATGACCCGATTAAACCGGATGACGCAAGAAGCGCGTTAGTACGCGACAAAGTAAACCAAAAGTTTGAAACGACCATACGCAACCGCGTAAACAGCCGCAAGACCCCGATTATAATCATCATGCAGCGTTTGGATGAAGACGACCTTTGCGGCTATTTGCAACGCTTAGAGCCGGACGAATGGGAAGTTCTAAGCCTTCCGGTAATTGAAACGGACGAAAACGGCAAGGAAACGCCGCTTTGGGAGTTCAAGCACACACTAAAAGAGTTGCAGGACTTGAAAGAAAAAAACTCATGGGTATTTGAAACGCAATATATGCAGAACCCGAAGCCGCTTACAGGCTTGATGTATGAACGCGGCTTCAAAACATACGAAACCATACCCGTAACCCGGAAGCATACGGTTAAAGCCTACATAGACACTGCGGACACAGGCGCGGACTTTCTTTGCTGCATCATATACCTTGAAACGGAAATAGGAAACTTCATTCTTGACGTGTATTATACGCAAGAGCCGATGGAAACGACAGAACCGGAAACGGCGCGGAGGTTATCCAAGCATGAGGTAGAGAGGGCGACAATAGAGAGCAACAACGGGGGGCGAGGATTTGCCCGGAACGTCGAAGCACAATGCAGGTTATTAGGCAACCGCAAGACTTCGGTAACGTGGTTTCATCAGTCCGAGAACAAGGATGTACGAATCTTCAACCATTCCGCAGAAGTGCAGAACCTAACATATTTCCCGAAGGGTTGGGAGCATTTGTACCCCAAATTCTACAAGGACATAACCCAATATATGAAAGTCGGTAAAAATGCCCATGACGACGCACCGGACGCGCTTACGGGAACGGTAGAGAAACGGAATGAGCAGCCGCAAAGATTAAGTAGCATATTTCGATAACTAAATACTTAGAATTATGACAATAGAAGAACTTTTGGAAAAGAGCGGAAGCGAACTTACCAATGTGATTAACGAGTTAAGAAACGGGCGCAATACACCCGAACCCAACTCAAAGGAGTATGCGGCACAATATGACCCGAAGCTGCATGAGGTAAACGACAGGCGGAAACGCCCGGACAAACTTGTAGTAGTGGATAAGGACAGCGACGAATACGGAGAAGTCAAGAGAATTAACCCAAACGTCGAACTTACCACCGAACAGGGTTTTAGGATTGAACCGGTAGCGCGTATAGCATTGGCAATACAAAAGCTGATCGTAAAACGTGCGGTAGCGTTCACTTTCGGAAACCCGGTAACTTACAATGCGAACCCGGAAGACGAAGCGCAAAAGGCACTTTTGCAGGCAGTAAACCGGGTATTCTATGACGTTAAGGAAGAAACGCTTAACCGACGCATAGCGCGAAGCCTTTACAGCACTACCGAAGTAGCCGAATTGTGGTATCCGGTGGAAACAGAGCCGCACGAGCTTTACGGCTTCAAAAAGAACATCAAGTTTAAGGTTGCGGTATTCAGTCCGATGTTTGGAGATAGGCTCTATCCCTACTTCGACGAAGCTCGCGACCTTATAGCTTTTTCGCGTGAGTTCACACGGAAAGACCGCGACCTCATTACGCGCACCTACTTTGAAACATACACAAAGGACAAACACTATTTATGGAGTTGCGAGGGGTTGGAAACAACCAACGGCGGTAATTGGAAATTGGTTGAAGGATATCCGAAAGACATTACAATAGGCAAAATCCCAATAATATACGCAAGTCAGCCGCAGGTAGAATGGGAAGACGTTCAAAGCCTTATAGACCGTTTGGAAAAGCTACTTTCAAATTTTGCAGATACGAACGACTACCATGCAAGCCCCAAGATATTTGTACAGGGAAAGGTAGTAGGATTTGCCCGGAAAGGAGAAGCTGGAGCAATCATAGAGGGAGAGCAAGGGGCAACCGCACAATACCTCTCATGGGCGAACGCACCCGAAAGCGTAAAGTTGGAAATAGATACGCTACTAAGAATGATTTATACCATAACCCAAACACCCGACATTTCATTTGATACGGTTAAGGGATTGGGAGCGATAAGCGGTATAGCGTTGCAGCTTCTTTTTATGGATGCCCATTTGAAGGTACAGGACAAAACCGAGATTTTCTCCGAATACCTTCAACGCCGTATAAACGTACTTAAAGCGTTCATGGGGCAAGCCAACATAAATTGGAAAGAAGCCGCAAACCGTCTTATTGTTGAGCCGAAGATTACGCCGTACATTATTGAGGACGAATTAAGCAAGATAAACATCCTACAAGCTGCAAACGGGCAAAAGCAGATAGCGAGCCGGAAAGCTACTATACAGCGTTTGGGCTGGGCTGAAAACGTGGACGATGAGGAAGCCGCAATACAGGCAGAAGAAGACCGGGAGAAGTCATATTATCAAGGAGAACCGACTTTGTAGCTATAAATGTATCACTTTAATACGAAATTGAGCGTTTGTGGGCGCGTTTTCGCTCCGCTGTGTACAAACCTATACCAACGAAGCGAAACACGCTTAAACGCCAAATCTTAGAAAAATAACTATGCCCGACAACAAAAACAGCATAATAACCCAACTTCGGGGATTTGACGCAGAGCATTATGCGGCAACCGAGCGTTACGCCAAACAGATAGAGCGGTTATACAATACGGCTTGCGATGAGTTTGCACGTATAGGGACGGAATTAGGCGGAAGCGAATCGGAGTTTTCGTTTGATAAGTTCCCTAAAACGAGAAAACAGGCGCAAGGGATATTAACCCGGCTTGTTGGCAAAATAGAAGCAGTCATTACCACCGGAACAAAAACGGAATGGTTGGCAGCTTGCAAAAAGAACGACGCTTTTATTAGTGCGATATTGCGGACAGTAAAGCTAACACGGGAAGAAGTGGAGCAATACCAAAGCCGAAACCTCGATGCTCTTAGTACATTCCAACGCCGTAAGGTGGAAGGATTGGGGCTAAGTGAAAGGGTGTGGAAGTATGCCGGAGAATTGAAGGACGCTATGGAATTGGGCATAGACGTAGCATTAGGCGAAGGAAGAAGCGCACAAGAACTAAGCCGGGATTTGCGCGGCTATTTGCAAGAACCCGGAAGGCTTTATAGGCGTGTGCGTGATAAGGGCGGAAACTTGCGTTTGAGCAAAGCGGCTAAACTATACCATCCCGGACAAGGCGTTTACCGTTCTTCGGCTAAGAACGCACAACGGTTGGCTCGTACAGAAGTAAACATGGCATATAGGGAAAGTGAGTTTTTGAGGTGGCAGAAGTTAGACTTTGTTGTAGGCTTCCGGGTAATGCTGAGCAATAACCACACAATAACAAATAGCAAGGGCGAAAAAGTTCCGTTAGTGGATATTTGCGACGAACTATGGGGCGATTATCCTAAGACGTTCAAGTTTACGGGGTGGCATCCGCAATGCCGTTGCTACGTTGTGCCTATATTGTCGGATTATGACGAATACAACCAAGACCGGGCGAACAGGCTAAAAGCTATTGTGAGGAAAGCCAAGTATGAAAGCCTACCTTCACGGCGAACTATTACAGACGTGCCGGTTAAGTTTCGGGAATACATAGAAAGCATAAAGGAACGGGCTAAGGGTTGGAAGTCCATCCCCTACTACATTCGTGACAACTTCAAAGGCGGTAAGATTGAAGGAGGGTTAAACGCGGCAATACCGACAAAAACCATGAACACGGTAAAGCCGTGTACGGAGTTTGACAGGGAAATAAGATACCTTAAACGCTGGGCATATTCTTTGGGTGGCGATATTTCCGGCATTGACGCACTTAGAACCGCAGGAAACCGCGAAGCGTTGGAAGCGGAAATAGAAAGGGTCAAAAGCATCATGGACGGGAATTTAGATAAGTGGCATGACGCGCAAAACGAGTTGGGCAAAGTCATTAGTTCCGATTTGAACGGATACGAGCAACTACAAGCGGAGTTTACAGAAATACTGTGCGAAAACGGAAGCTCTACCTCCAACTATTACGCTGATTGCATTAGCCGTTTGAAACAAGCCGTAAAAGACGCATTAGCGAAGTTGGCAAAGGCTAAGGAGGAAGAAGCGAAAAACGGAGATAAGCCGCATAAAGCATTACTCAAAGACTATACCACCGAAGCACAGGTAGATAAGACTTTCAAAGAGATAAACGACGGGCTCGCCGAAAAGTGGTTTGAGAACGGCGACCTTAAATTAGGAGTAGAAACGCATAGAGGTAATAACGGCTCTACATGGATGGACGGAAGAACCTACCTAACAACGGATAGGCTTGCACGGGTTAAATCAGCGTTAGGCAAAATAGGACAAGGAAAATCAGCAGAGATTACAGAACTTGAAGCCGACGCGATGGCTACATTTTGGCACGAGATTACGCACAACAGGAACAAACACGGGAACATGTATTTAACAGATACGCAAAGGGCATTTATGGAATTAGCTAACGAGTTTGTAGCGCGAAAGTCTTTGCCGGAGTTCTACCGTGTATTGGGATGCAAAGAAACACCGCAACCGCAATTCATGAGCAACCGCAATTCAACAGGATATAACAATATGGTTAATAACTACGATTTTGTTATTAAGCGTTTGGGGCTTGACTTTGATAAAGTGTTGGAAGCGGTACGACGTAACTTGTTTAACGAAGTGTATAGCGACCAAAAAACAGGATTAAGGAATGGTCTAATTAACGGAGGAATAAAACGCTTAGACGGAAAGAAAATTAAGGAATCGGAAATAAACAAGTTGCTTTCGATTATACGCGGAAATAGTCAAACTACCGTAGAAAATTGGCTAAGAATAAATGGATATTTGAAGTAAAAGAAAAAGGGGCAAGTAGCCCCTTTCCGAATTAGTCAATTATAAGTCCGGTTTCTTGTGATTGTTGGTGCAGCTCTTTCCAACATTCATCCTCATACTTTTTTGCGGCGTTGTAAAGTTCATTGTCTTTGGTTTCAATAGCCAAACTTTGCAGCATTTGAGCATGAACTACCGGCGTACAGCCTTCTATATATTCTTTACTTTCCAACGGCTCGGAAAAGCCGGTTACTTTCGCAAGAATTTCGGCATCATTGCAGAAGTCAAAAACGGTTTTACCTTTCAAGTCTTTATAGTTCATAATCCCTCCCTCTTGTATAACGAACATTGCAATAACTATCCTGTTCAAGTTCAGCCGACGGAAGCGGCGCACCTTTGACGGGTGGATAGTTATCGGTTACAAATTTATCAAGCATTGCCAACGCTTCACGCCGTTTCTTTCCCTTAGAGTGTTCAGCACGGGAAAGAAGAATGCCTATAATTCCAATCGGCGAGGGTTTGGCAAACATATCTTTTACGGCTTGCTTCAAAGCTAAGCCAGCCGCAAGCGTAAGAGCGGAGTTATACGCCCTATTGCCTTTTCTTAGTGCTTTGGTTGCTTCATCCATTATTGCGCTATTTTGGTTTCCACTTCGACACGGGAAATACGGGTTTGCATGATTTGCCCAGTTTCGCTGAAAAGTGGTTGTACATCTACACACCCTTTGAAAGTTATTGAAGTGGCGTTAGTACCGGCAAACTCTTTCAGTAGTGCGACTATTTTTTGTTCTAACTCCGCCTTTGAATTGAAGAAGGCTTCTTCCGGCGTGATTTTATTTTCTGCTTCCATACGATTATAAGTTGTTGTTCAGCAACAAAAGTACGGATTACTACGGATAAAACAAAACCATAACTTTTTAAGCCAGACATAAACAAAGGGAATAATATAAGCAAACGTAAGCAATCGGTAACAGCGTGATAGGAACGTAGATAACTAAATAGCCCTATTTGACACCAAAAAAGAATTAGCAATAGCGAAAAATACTCAAACGTATCAAGATGATACATTGCTTTGGTGTTTGTGTTTTTCTTCCTTTTCATTGAGCCACTTTGTTTGCCGTTCAAGACCGGATAGCTTCAATTTATGTATAGCAAGACGCGCCCGGATATTTGCTATATTCCGGGCGATTTCGTCTTTTGTGTTTCTATTTTTGGGCATCCTTGAAAACTTTGTAAGTCTTAGAAATAGTATTTGTAGCTTTCTTATTTAGTTCAAAATCTATATAACCGTCAGTTGTATTTATACGCATATCTGTTATAGTTTTACCTTCCAAAGCAGAGCAATCGCCGGTTAAGTAGATATTTAACCCATACAAGGCAGAACCAAAAGCACCAACAGTTCCCTCGCCTTTTCCGGATACGGTAAAATCCGTATTTTGAAATGTATAAGTATTTCCTTTATCATCAAGAAAAATCACATCTGCGTTTGAATCCATAGCAAGTACGTTGTTTGTACACCATTTTAGGCGTAGATATTCGTTTTCATTGACTTTTCGGAAGGCTATCCATATATTTTTCATTAGCCTACCACCCGAAGAACCTAAAACGCTTTTATCGGAAACTATTTTTTCAAACGAGGTTTCTATGATCCGTTGTTTTGTAAACTTATCGATTTCGTTCACTTTAATTTTTTGCGCATTAGCAGAAATGCAGAAAGAGATGCAAGCAAGGACACTAATTATTAGTTTCTTCATTGATTTTTGATACCTTTGTACCCACCGCCCGAAGTAAGTGTTATTTAACCGCATAGAAAAAGCGCGGACTATATAGGTTTATGTATTTGAGGCATCGCCAAACGCCTAACGAAAATAAACCGTATAGCCGCGCTTTGCCTGTATATCGGATAAGGATATACGACATTAGCGCGTAGTAGGTTTCATTTTCGTTATTTGTTAATTTGGCGATTTTCAAATACAAAAAACCTAACGCTTCTCCTTCATTGCCGGATTTCTCCCCGACAACGCCACAAAGATAACGAATTATTGGCAGAGTGCAATCAAAAAGCGTACAAACAGTAATGCAAACAACCCAAAACAAGATAAAACAAGCTGAAACAACCTAATTCAAGCAAAAACAACCTTATATCTATATCAGTATCTATAAATATATTCATTGTTGATGTTGTTGCTATAACGCGCGTGCGCACAAGAGTAAAAACGCAGAATTGGAAGTATTGGCGAAGTGTTTGACCCCTATACTTGAATATGTATCACTTTAATACGTTTACTTTTGCAGAAAGTTAAAGCAAAATAGTTTATGAACGAATTACAAGAAAAAATCTTAGCACTACTTGTAGCAAAGTTTCAAGGCGTGCGGAAAGACGGGTTACAGCATTTGGCAGCCGCAATCGGCTTACAAGTAGCTACCGAAGAAGAAGCTAACCAAGTCGTAGATAAACTTACCGCCGACAAAGTTAGCGCATTTGTAACGGAGTGGCGGCGTAGTGCCGACGCGGAGATTAGTAAGGCTAACCAAACCTACGAAAGCAGCCTTAAAGAAAAGTATGATTTCGTGGAAAAGGGGAAGCAGACACCTCCGGGCGGACAACAGACACCACCCGACACAGGCGGAGCGGTGACGCTTGACGCGATTAGCAAACTTATCGAAGAAAAAATGAAGGGCATGCAGGAAAGCATTACCGCACTTAACGCCGATAAGGTGGCAGACTCGCGACGTAAACTATTTGTAGCCAAGTTGGACGAAGCTAAGGTAGAGGGAAGACAGCGGGAAATGATGTTGCGCAACTTTGACCGCGTGAACAACTTTGCCAAAGAAGAAGACTTCAACAGCTACATGGAGGAAGCGCAAGGCGACATCGCAGCTTTGCAGCAGGAAAACGCGGATAAGGGACTGCAAGGACACGAAAAGCCCATCTTTGGAGCCGTGAACAAGGACGGGATTAGTAGCGGCGTAGCAGACTTTATCAAGGCGCAGACCGAGAACAAGACCCTTACGGGGAAAGAAGTTTAACGTAAAAACGATTTGAAAATGGGTTTGAGAATAGACCGCAGGAAGGATGAGCGTGTAGTACACGCTTGTACGCACAATTTGGCGGACATTCCGAACGGTGTAACCGTTTGTTCCGCAGACCTTATCGCCGGAGTTGTTTTGCGTGAAGGTACGGCAATAGGGAAAGACGAAGCCGGGCTTTACCACGCCATCAAGACGGCGAGAATTACGGAAGCTGCTAACAATACCGCGACAGCCTATAAGGTAGAAAAAGGGCATCACTTCAAAAAGGGTGATTTCGTGATGCTGAAAGTAGGCGCAAAGGCATACGCCATTACCGCCATTGACACATCCGAAGCGACCCACGACACTATTACGGTGGAAACGACGCTCGGCGTTGCCGCAGAAGTGGGTAACGCGCTTGTGCAAGCAGCCGCACAAAGCGCAGACACAAAAAGCGCGTTTAAGTATGCCCCCAAAGCGTTGACAGGCGACAGCTACGACGTGAAGGATTTGGATAACCACCTCGTAGTAGCGGTTACTATCGGGCAGTTCAAAGAGAGTGTTATCCCGGCATTGAGCGACGATATTAAAGCCGCATTGACCGGAATTGTTTTAATTTAATTTGCAGTAGGCTATGATAGGAACTTTAATGCGCGGACTTGTAGAAAAGGACATGCAAGCCGTCGTTAATACTTACGACTTGAAGCCCTACTACTACCCTACGCTTTTCCCATTGAAGGAAACCTATACTTTGACGTGGAAAGCGTTGGAAACGCAGGTAGGGTTAAAGATTGCCGCCGATTTGGTAGCTCGTGGCGCGACCATTGACAAAAAGACGCGCGAAGCCATTGCACGCATACAGGGCGACATCCCCAAGATTGCGGTAAAGCGTACCAAAAACGACGAAGAACTGAACGAGTACGACATCATGGTAGCCATGACTTCACAAAGCCCGGATTTACGCCGGTTGGTTGAAGCATGGGCGGAAGATACCAATTTTTGCTGGACAGCCGTAGCCGCGCGTTTGGAGTGGATGGCGTTGCAGTCTATCTCTTTGGGAAAGATTACGCTTACCAACACCAACAACGTATCGGCTATTAGCGAATATGACGTAGATTACCAATTACCAGCAGACCAAAAGGTAGGCTTCCAAACCGGCTCGGCGAATTGGGCTACTTCGGCTTCGGCTAAGCCTATTACCAAAGACTTTAAGGCGGTAGTAAGAGCCGCTAAGAAGAAAGGGCATAACTTGAAGTTCGCCTTTATGTCGCTTGACACGTTCGCGACCTTTACCGAGTGCGAAGAAGTGCAGAAGATTTGCGCATCATTCGCCGCTAACGCTTTGGGCATTCAGCAGACACCGAGCGTTGAGCAAGTGAACACCGCTTTACGCGGTCTGTCCTACTTGCGCGGCTTGCAGGTGGTAGTTATCGACCAAGACATTACTATCGAATTGGGCGACGGTAGCCGACCGTTCAGCGGCAACCCGTTTACCGAGAACGTGGTAATGTTCAGCGAAAGTAAGGTTTTGGGTAATACTTATTGGAAGAAACCGGCGGACATGAACGTACAAGGCTCGGTAGCTATCAAGGCTTTGAACGGTCACACGCTTATCAAGAAGTTTGCCAACGAAGAACCTTTGGAAGAAGTTACTATGGGCATTGCAAACGCTTTCCCGGCGTGGCTTTCTTCTTCGCGTTCGTGGCTGATGAGTACCGATAATTCGACGTGGAATCACTAATTAACAGCCGGGAGGGATAACATCCCTTTCCGGCTTAACCCGGTTAGCTTATGACGTATAAAGAATGGTTTTCCCGTACAGCGGCGCGTTTCGGCGTTGAAGGTGGAGATGTAGAACTGATATTGACAAACCAACAGGGATTAATCCCGGACGCGGAAGCGGAAGTAGATATCACGACCGCCAAACGCGCCCTTTGTGCCGAGTTCGGCTCTATCATTCCGCTTGCCAACGTGAGCGAAGGCGGCTATTCCCTTTCGTGGAATTGGGAAGCTATTAAGTTTTGGTATAACCAGACTTGCGGCGAATTGGGCATTACGCCCGTGACTTCGCCAAAAGTCAGAAACAGAAGTAACAGATGGTAACGGACGTAGTAAACAGGCAATACCCACACTACCTCTACAAGCGAACCACAGGCGGCGAAGCCATACAGGACGCAAACGGGAGTTGGAACACACCCGACGGCGAATGGTCATTCCATAGCCGATGCCGGGAAGAAACCAACGGGAAAGGTACGCAGATAGAAGCAGGGGGCAAATTTGTTACGTTTTCCTCGCTTGTGCAAATTCCGGCAGGAGTTGAGCGCATATCCGAAGGGGTGGAAATAGCGGTAACGGAAGAACCGGTAGAACCTTCTATGTTGCTTGACCAAGCGAAGAAGGAAGAAGCTAAAATTTCGGGATTGGTTAGGATTTCCGGCGAATGCTTGAAGTTCGATAAGGGGAGGTTACATTGCAGGCTATGGGTTTGACGGCGAATTTCAAAGGAAGCATAGACGGCGTTTTCGCCGCTTTTCTCGCAGAAGTGGAAAGGCAGATAATAGAAAGCCTTTGCCGGGTGGGAGAAGAAGCAGTATCGCTTGTTAGACGACCACACGCGAATGATTGGGAAGACCAAACCGGTAACTTGCGTTCTTCTATCGGTTACGTGGTATTCAAGGACGGTAGAGAAATAAGGCAAAGCACATTTGAAACCGTACCGCCAAGAGTAACCAAGAACGATGCCAAGTACAACGGAGCGAGTGAAGGGCTAAAATTAGCGCGGCAAGTAGGCAATACCCACACAGAAGGCTATACGCTTGTAGTGGTTGCAGGTATGAACTACGCCGTACACGTCGAAAGCAAGGGGCGCGACGTTCTTACTTCCGCCGAAAAACAAGCCGAAAAGCAGATAGCAAGGGAGTTAGCAGACATAGTAACTAACGTAAAGAACGCTTTCAGATGAAGAATTGCAGCAGCATAGACACCGACGATATTCTGTACAAGATAATAACGGAAGGAGTAAAGCAGAAAAAGATTACGATTTCCGGTATTGTGTGCGTACAGGACGAACGCCCGGACGACAGCGAAACCGAAGATATAGTAATAAACACTATTTCGATTACGCACGAGAAGCCGCAAAGCGGAACTTCCAACGTGAATATCTACGTTTCCGATAAGAAAGTAAAGATACGCGGAAAGGAGCAACGCAAAGCGAACCGGGAACAATTACGGAAGATAGGCGACGCTGTGGTAGCCTATTTGGAAGCGCAGAACATAGCAGACCTCGAATTTTGGATAGAGAGCGACACAGTGATTAAAGAACAAAAGGTTTACCAACACTACCGCAATTTGCGTATAGGTTGGAACATTCACTAAACACAATAACAAAATGGCAACATTAGTAACATTAGGACTTTCCAAGATATTGGGTAAGACGGGCGAACCTACGAAGTTGGATTTCATAGAAACCGATTACAAAGTATTCGGCTTGACCTACGAAGACACTTGTAAAATGTCACAGGAAGACCCGGAAACGACCGAGTTCTATGCGGAAGAAGAAGACGATCCGGTAGAAACTATTGAGAAGCAAGGAAAGATTACTTTCACATTCTCCATAATGAACCCGGATTTAGACACGCTAAAACGGTTGTTTGGTGGTGATGTAGCATCCGATGTTTGGAGTTACCCGGACGTTGTTAATTCCGTAGAGGAATCAGTTATCATACTTCCGAGAAAAGGGTTAAAGTTCCACATACCGCGTATGAAACTTACCTCCAAGATAAACGGAGAGTTCAGCAAAAAAGGATTGCTTCTTATTGAAGTAACCGGTACTGTGCTCAAACCTAATACTACCGGATTAAAAAAGATGGCAGTAGGAAAGGTTACAGCGTCAGCGTAACAATCGGTGGGGTAATTTTCTTGACGATTGAATTATATGAGTTCTAACCGGAAAGACCCGCTACTTTGTTTCCGGGTCTTTCTTCATTTTAAGAAACATGGACAATAACGAAAAGTTGGAGAACTTGACACGCGAGCAAAGCGAGTTAAGGCAGATGATAAACAGCGGCGTTACGTTCGATGTGGATGTAACCTACCGCAAGCGCAAGCCCGGACTATTGGGCTTTTTCCGTAAACGGGAAACGGTCAAGGAAAAGAAAGTGTTTCGGATTGCAGAACCTACGCTTTCCACGCTTGACAGACTTAGCGCGTTATGGCTTGAAATGACCATAGACGAAACAAAGCTGAATGATGCGGACTATTTGAGCGCAGCAAAGAAGTTGGCGGCAAAGGAAGCCAAGAAGCTCGCCGAAATGGTTGCCGTAGCGGTATTGGGCGAAGACTACTACGACGTAACGGACAAAGGCGGCTACTTCATGCGAAAACCGAACGAGAAGCGGCTATCCCGGCTTGCGTCTTTGTTTGAGCATACGGTAACACCCTCACAGCTTCTTACGCTTGCCATATTGATAACCAACGTAAGCAACTTAGGGGATTTTATAAACTCTATAAGATTGATGAGCGCAACACGCACAAGCGACCCGATGACAAATCTTATAGAGCAACAGGGTTAAAAAGTCCACACGGACGGCGTGGCTCGGTGTGTGCGCACTTCGGCTGGACGTTGGACTACCTTCTGCACGGTATAGCGTGGGGAACGGTGCAAAGAATGTTGATAGACGCGCCCGGAGTTGAAGACGAAGACACAACGGGGAAAAATACCGAAATAGTGCTTACGGACGACAACGCGGACGAAGTTATGAAACTAATAAACAACTTGAATAGATGAACATACAAGGCGGCGGTTTGTCTTTTGACATTTCGGGAACGAACAGGGAACTACTGAAAGTGCTTGAAGAAAGCAAAAGGGCTATTCAGAAGTTCAGCACGGATGCGGTAAAGAACGGCAAGGGCATAGATAAAGCCTTTGAAGCTACCGCCGCCGTGATAGAATCGGGATTTGCCACAATAGACCGCATATTTGAGGAAAACAAAACGGCTTTGAAAGACCTGCAAAAACAATATGAGGAATTGGGTAGCAGAGCCGGTAAAGCGTTCACGGAGGGGCGCGATGAGGAATACCGCACATTGACAGCACAACAAAGCGTGCTGAAAAGCGAAATAAACTTGCGGCAACAGGTAATAAGCGAAGCGGAAAAGCAAGCCGACGCGCTTATGAAAGAGGAACAGGAGCTAAACAAACAGCGTGAAGCAGCCGAAAAAAGTGCAAGGGCGCAACAGTCATTGGAAACACAGTTGCGAAAGTGCCGGGAAGCGTTGGTACAGATGGAAGCGGAAGGAAAGCGCAATACGGAAGAGTTCCGGCAGATGCAGGAAGAAGCCGCGCGTTTGGCTAAGGCGTGGAAAGACGCTACTGACCAATCCAACATATTAGCGCACGACCAACGAGGGATGCAAGGACTTATTAGCGGACTTTCGGGCGTTTCCGGCGGATTTGCAGCCGCACAGGGAGCGGTAAGCCTTTTCGTAGGGGAAAACGAGAACTTGCAGAAGGTTATGCTAAAAGTCCAAAGCCTTATGAGCATAACGATAGGCTTGCAACAGGTAGAACAAATGCTGAATAAGGATAGCGCGTTTAGGCTTGTAACCGTAGCAAAGGCAAAAGACTTGCTTACGGCGGCAAACGTGCGCCTTGCGGCAGCGTTGCACATTTCCAACACGGCGGCTGCGGCTTTGATGGCTACGCTTACATTGGGGCTTTCCGTCGCCATTACCGCCGCAATTGTAGCCATTTCCCGGATGCAGAGCAAACAGGCGGAAGCAAAGAAACAGGCAGAAGAATTTAACAACAAGGTAGCGGAAGCCGCAGCAGAACCGGTTACGGCTTACCGGACATTACAGGCGGAATGGTTAAGCCTTACGGGGTCATTGAAAGAGCGTGAAAAGTGGGTACAGGATAACGTAGATAAATTCGATGATTTAGGCTACTCTGTGCGCAACGCAAAAGAAGCGGAAGAATTATTAGTTACCAATAGCGCAAAATTTGTCGAAGCGATGATGCTCCGGGCAAAAGCCACAGCGACCAGCGAACTCGCCGTAGAGAAGTACAAGAAAGTGATTGAAGCGCAGAACAAGTTAGACACGACACCCAAAGCGTATGTTTCAAAAAAAGGAACTTATACAGACGGCTACGGAGTTCAGCGCAAAGGCGTTGTTATTGAAAAAAGCAGTAATTGGAAAGAAGCGGAAGAAGAATTGCAAAAAACACAAGACACATACAACAAACTTATAGACCAACAAATCAGTTTCACGCAAAAGGAAAAGGAGATATTGGCATCCATTGGAAACCAAACCGGGAAAGTGGTAGCCGGAAGTGTAGAAGAAGCGGAAAAGGAACTTAGACGCTTGCAGGAACTTTATAACAAAGCGGCTACCGACACGGAACGAGCGGACATAGCCAAACAAATAGCCGAACAACAGAAGGAATTAGACCGTATCAGCTATAAAAGCGGAAACAGCGGAAGTAAAAAGGAAACAGACCCTTTTGCCGAACAACTGAACGAACGGAAAGCGTTGTATTCAAAGTACCTAAAATGGGTAACAAGTTCAGACGAAACGGTACGGAAAGCAGCAAATACGGAATTTGCCGCGCTTCTTCAAGAAGGTACGAGCTACCTCGATTATTTGGAGAACCTACGCGATAAGATTTCAAGCAAGACAAACCAAACTGCAACAGACTTGAAGAACCTTTCCACGCTGAACAACGAAATAGCTAACGCAACCAAAGAAGCGGTTATTTCAGACTTTGACGCACAACTACAAAGGGAATTATCCATGTGCCAAACGGTAAGCGAGCAATTAGCATTGATAGAACGGCGGAGGGAAGAACTTAGCGGCGACAATTCGGACGTAGATAATGCCAAAGCCGACATTTTGGACGTAGCCGAAGATGATGCCAAGCAACAGGCGAAAGAAGAAACAAAGGCACTTCTTCAAGAATACGCGAACTATATGCAGGAGAAGTTAGACTTTGAAGAAAGCTACGCCCGGAAACGTGAACTATTGCAAAAGGCATCGGCGGAAGCCACCAGCGAGCAAGAAAAGCAGGTAGCCGAAGCCGCATTAGCCGCATTGGAGAAGAAACGTAAAGAGTATGAGAGCCGGAGCGGAAGCGAGCAATACGACCAACTGCTAACAGAATACCAGACTTTCCAAGAGAAGCAGACGGCAATTTTGCAGAAATACTCGGAACAACGCGCCGAAGCGGAAAAGCAAGGAAACTTATCCATGATTGCGCAGATAAACGCTAAGGAGCAGGAGGAACTAAGCAAACTTGCAGCTTCACGCCTTATGGCTACGGAGAGTTGGAATCAGTTGTTTAGCGACCTTTCACGGTTAAGTACAAGTACAATAAACAAACTGCTTGAAGACATCAACAACAAGAAGATAACCTTTTCCACGCAGTTTAATCCGGCAGACTTACAAGCCATAAATACACAGTTGGAGAAAGCGCGTAACGAGTTGGAAAGCCGTAACCCGTTCTTAGCGTTGAAAAATAGCTTAGCGGAACTTCGAGCAGCGATGAACGCGGAAAAACTGTTGGATAGCGACGACCCTTTTGTTCAGTCATTGGAATCCAAGAAACAGCAGTACCAACAATATACGGAGGCTATTAACAGTTCGGATGAGATTTTAGCCGGTGCAGCAAAGACGGCATACGCCGACCTTCTTAAAGAAGGCTCATCGTACATTGACATGTTGCGCCGGAAAATAGCGGAACTTGAAAACATAAAACTTACCGTAGGGCTTGAAGTTGAGGGAGAAGAACAATTAGCCGTGTTGAAAGCCGCACTTAAAAAGGAAACCGGAGAAACCAAGAGTGTAGGCGAAGCGTTCAAAGACACGTTTAGCGGAATCGGGAGCAGCATAGATTTTGTTTCCGGAGCATTTGACAGCGTGGTAAGCGGAATAAAAAAGATGGGCGTTTCCATGAGCGACGAAACGCAAGCGATATTAGGCGACATAAGCGGCATTATGCAAGGGGCAGGGCAATTAGCCACAGGAATAGCCACCGGCAACCCGTTGGGGATTATTCAAGGCTCTATCGGCTTGCTGTCTTCCGCTTTCGATTTGTTCAACTTCCGGGATAGGAAAGCCGAAAAGTCCATAAAGCGGCATCAGGAAGCCGTAACGAAATTGGGTTATGCTTACAACGCATTGGAACACGCCGTAGATAACGCATTGGGCGAAACGGTCTATCAGAACCAAACCGCAATGATAGAGAATTTGCGCCAACAGCAGGACGAAATAAACGGAATGATAAGTGACGAACAGAGTAAAAAGCACACAGACAACGGAAAGATAGACGAATGGCGAGAGCAGTACGCGGAATTGGGAAGACAGATTGAAGACATCATAGCCGATATTACGCAGAGCATTACGCAGACTTCCGCGTCGGAACTTTCCGACCAATTAGCGGATGCGCTTGTAGAAGCGTTCGAGAACGGGAAAAGCGCGGCGAAATCGTTCGGCGAAGTGGCTAACGACGTGCTTAAAAACGCAGTCAAAAAAGCATTGGAGTTGCAGTTTTTGGAAGAACCGTTGCAACGGGCTATAAAGCAGCTTCAAAAAGACATGGGTTTTGACGAAGAAGGTAACGGCACATTTGACGGTTTGACAGAAGCGGAACAGAACCGTTTCAAGGCAGCTATACAAGCGGCAGGACAAAACTTTGCGGCGGCTATGGATATGTACAAAGACCTATTCAAGCAAACTGAAGATATTGGCGACCCGACAACCCTAAGCGGTGCTTACGCTACGGCGAACCAAGAAAGCATAGACCTGTTAGCCGGACAGACAAACGCGGTAAGACAGAACCAAGTAACGAGCATAGCACTCATACGCCAACAGCTTACCTACCTTGCAAGTATGGATAGGGGTATAAGCGTGATAGCGGAAAGATTGCTACGGATTATAAACAGGCTTTCAACGCCTACCGATGACGGACTACGCTCACAGGGCATAACAGACTATTAAAAGGATAAGTTATGGAATTTCAACAGCTAAAAAAGAAACTTGCGGAAGAAGCCAAGGCGAACGGGATTTGCGAAGAATGGTACAATTACATTCTAAACGCGCCTTCAAAAGAACGGCTTTTGACGCTTTTTATAAAAGGATTGGACTTTTGCCTAAGAAACGCATTCACGGATGATTTATGGGCGGAGTTCAAAGGAATACGCCAGCACTACGGCGTATTCAAGAACGAGCCTATCGAAGTAAAGGACTTGCGCAACGTCGTTGCTTTCGGGACTTCGGAAGGTACAGCGAAATTTACGGGCTTTCATGTGGCACAGGTATGGGCAAGGGATAACGCGAAAGTCAGTATCAAAGCAAGCGGTTACGCTTATATCACGGTTGATATAGCAGACCGGGCAACAGTAGAGGTAACAGCAAGCGACGCGGCGCGTGTAAGTGTATTCCTTCACGGCGGAAATTACACAGGAAACGCGACCGGCAACGCTAAAATCAAAATAATCGATAAACGTAAATAGTTATGGCATTAGAACAAAACTTGATACTTAACATACCGTTCGATGAAGCCAACGGCTCTACGGTAGCTTATGACTTTGCGCAAAACCGGCATGACGCAACGGTTACGGATTGCAGCTTTGTTTCCGGCAAACAAGGGAACTGCATACACTTTGACGGTGCAGGACGTGCGGAAATTGAAAGCAACATAGTAACGCTTTCGGGTAACTTTACCATACTTGCATGGTTGAAAAGCATACTTTTTGATGACGGATATACTAACAAGCGTATAGGTATATTCTGCAACACAGACCAAAGCGAAGGAGGCTATCGGGAAGCATGGATAGACATAGAGCCGGGAAGTTGGGGGTACTTTGCGATTAGAAAGGCAGGAAACCAAGTAAGTATCTATTTAGATACACAGTTGATACAAACGCTTATACTTCCTTCAACGCTGACGGGTATAGCAATCGTTCAAGACGTTTACAGCACGGGGAACGGATATGGCGATTTGGACGAATTGAAGGTATATAACGTAGCATTGAGCGAAAACGAAATAGCGGAAGAACTGAACAGCATTTCGCAGCTTGAATACTACTTAAACGGTGTAAACTTCAAAGAGTTTGACCTGCACGTAGAAAGTTCAACCGGAGTTCTTGACTTGCCTAAGTTGAAAACGCCTACTTCCGTAGATTGGGCGGACTATCACGGAAAAGTTATTGATTTGACAGATAAGCGATACCAAGAAAGGGAAATAACGCTTAACTGTTGGCTGAGAGCAACCGGAAAGATGGACTTCACGGAAAAGGTAAACAGGCTTTATGAGCATTTCCGGCAGGACGGGACGCAAAGGCTTATGATTTCGATACACCCTACAAAGCCGTTGGTTTACGAGGTATATTGCGAAGACGGGGTAGCCCCCTCCAAACGTTGGCACGACGATAAGATGATAGGTACTTTCTCCTTGAAACTGAAAGAACCCGACCCGGTTAAGCGAGTGATAAGACACCAAAGGATAAACGCTTCCAACGCGGAACTTACGATAGAGTTAAAGAGCGACAAAATGGTTAATGTCTATTGGGGTGACGGAACGGTAAGCGAAGACATTTACGGCGACTATACCGGAAAAAACGCCTTGAAACATACTTATGCCGATAACGGGATATATTACACCATTGTTGCCGGAGTGATTGAGGAAATTACGGATTTCGACACTAACGGGATTGTAGTATGGAACAGATTATAATCAAGAAACCCGACGGAACGGAAATACCGCTTTTCAGCCGGAAGAATGTTAGCAGCGTGAGCAAGGCGAACCAAAAAACCGCCTTGCTTTCCGATGATGTGGTAAGCATTACCGTTTCTTCCGCACTTCCGTTGGATTTGGATATAGGTTGCGTTCTTGTATTGTACGGCAAGCCGTATAAGCTGAACCAACTGCCCGAACCGGCGAAAGAAGGAGAACGGCGTTATACCTACGAATTGAGGTTTGAGGGATTGCAGTATGATTTGATAGATGTGCATTACCACCTCCCCGAAGACGCATACGGGGAAACCTATTATTCTGACCTTGCCGGGCATTTGCAGGTATTGATGTGGAACATAAACCGCATCTTTCCCGGAAAGTGGGTATTAGGCACATACCCGGAAAACACGGAATACAAGAACATTACCAATTCCGGAAAAAACTGTCTGCAAGTGGCGCAGGAACTTTGCAGCGATTACGGCGTAGAATTTGAGATAACAACAAACGGAACGACTTACACGCTCAATTTCAAAGAGAAAGTAGGGATAACACACACTTTCACGCTAAGGTACGGACGTGGTAAAGGTCTGTACCGGTTAGAGCGAAAGAACGTGAACAATGCCGGGATAGTGACCCGTCTATACGTTTACGGTGGAACTGAAAACTTAGGGCGAAACTACGGGCATACAAGGCTGTGCCTTCCGGGTGCTACGCGGCTTACTTCATACATTGAGGATGAAGCGGCGATAGCCTTGTACGGCGTAAAGGAGGGAGAAAAGACCTACGACATCAAGCCGCAGCGCGTAGGTACGGTTACAGCATTGGGGGCGGACGTGATTACATTTGCGGACAACACGATGTTTGATTTGAACGCAAAGGCTTCGGACGGGAAATCCACGAAATACCTCATAGACGGAACGAGCGCAAAAATAAAGTTTGAAAGCGGAGGGTTGGCAGGTTATGAATTTGACCTGCACAGCTACGACCACGCTACAAAGACTTTCGTAATAAACAAGTTCCAAGACGAAAACGGCTCGGTATTCCCGTCGGAAACTTCTGCGGCTTTCCAAATAGCGGTAGGCGACAAATACAGCATTTCAGACATACAGCTGCCCGATGAGTACATAGAAGAAGCCGAAGAAGATTTGGAGGAAGAAGGTAGCAAATACCTCCCTACGGTAAGCCAGCCGCAAGTAAGCTATAAACTTGAACTTACCGAAGGCTTCTTTACTTCATTGTTCGGCGATGAAGTGGAAACCGAGATTTTGCACGTTGGCGACTTCATACCCATAGAGGACGAACAGATAGGCGTAAACAAAGCCGTAAGGATTACGCAGATTGAACGCGACCTGTTGAAACCGCACAGTTACGACATCACACTAAGCGACACCATAACCAAGACTACAACCGTGCGCGTTTGGAACGAATTGCAGGAGATAAACGAGGTTATCCATATCAACAAACTTGCAGACCCGGCAAAGGCACGGCGCAGATGGAAAGCTACGCAGGAGCTTCTAAACATGGTATTCGACCCGGAGGGCGACTATTACAGCGAAAAGATAAAGCCGCTTTCCATAGAAACGCAGATGTTGAGCGTAGGCGCGAAAAGTACGCAGTTCACGCTGCAAAATATCACATTCCAACCAAACTACGGAGGGAACGCAAACACCCTGTACGTGTCAAACGGTCTGCTCGTACATTACGCGATAGACCCCGACGGCTTGAAGTATTGGATATTGGAGGGCGCAACATATTCCGGGCTTACTTCCGGTACGGCATACTACATTTACGCTAAATGCCCGACAAACGGCACGGCAGGAAATATAATACTTTCAGAAACGGCAAAAACAGTTGATAGCGAAGCCGGGTATTACAATTTCCTTATAGGTGTACTTAATTCAGTTGTTACAGATGAAGGAGGAAAGAATCCGGGCAGGCTTGTAAGCCTTACCTACGGAAGCAGCACGATAAACGGGCGTTTTATCCGTACAGGACGCATCGAAAGCAATGCCGGAAGTTGCTATTTTGATTTGGACAACAACGAGATAGGCGGCGTTATCAAATTCGTAAAGAACGACGGCAGTACGGGAAGCGTTTCAGACGTGGATGATAAAACAAACGAGGTAAAGGACTATATAAACAACACTTTACCGGGCATATTGAATGAAATTCAATCGCAGTTGGACGGTCAGATAGAGCAGTTTTTCTACGAGTACGACCCGACTACAAGCAACGTACCGGCTAAGGACTGGACAACTACGCAGCTTAAAGATGAGCATTTAGGCGACCTTTTCTATAACACGGCTACGGGTAAAGTATTCCGTTGGGTAAAGAACGGTAATACTTATAGTTGGCAGGAATTACAAGACAGCGAGGTAGCACAGGCGTTGGCACTTGCAAACGACGCTTTGAAACTTGCAGGGACGAAACGGCGCATATTCGTTTCAACCCCTACAACTCCTTACGACGTAGGCGATTTGTGGGTACAAGGAACGACCGGCGACATCATGCGTTGCAAGACGGCACGGACTTCCGGCTCTTACAACGCTTCCGATTGGGTAAAGGCTTGTAAGTACACTGATGACAGTGGGCTGACCAACTTTATAAACAACAACTTCACTCCGACCGTAAACAATTTGACGAACCAAATAGACGGGAAAATAGAAAGTTGGTTTCAGACTTCCGACCCGGCTGGCGCGTGGACTACTACGGAATTGAAGAAAGCCCATGTAGGCGATATGTGGTACAGTTCAACGACAAAATTATTAAAACGGTATAGTTCTTCCTACGCATGGGTTACGATAGAAGACCAAAAGGCTATCGACGCTTACGAAGCGGCAAGCAAGGCGCAGGACACGGCAGACGGCAAACGACGTGTGTTTGTTTCTACACCGAAACCACCATACGACATCGGCGACCTTTGGCTTACGGGAGGAAAGACAGATGGGCTTTTGAAACGGTGCATAACCGCACGGGCTTCGGGAAGCTATGTTGCTAACGATTGGGTAGAAGCCGTTTACTACGACAACACAAAGACAACCATAGACGGCGGAATAGTAACAGCCGGAACGGTGCAGCTTGCAGGAAACGACCAAAGCATCAAAGCCGGTATAACCGGAGAAGGCACGGCGGACACAAGCGTAAGGTTTTGGGCTGGTGCAAGCAAAAGCAACAGGGCTACCGCTCCTTACCGGGTATTGCAGGACGGAAGTTTTGTAGCGACCAAAGGAACGATAACCGGAACTATTTATGCCAACGCCGGAACAATAGGCGGATTTGAGATTGCAAGCGGAAGAATCGGCGTTTCGTCATCTTCGGGAGCAACAAGCGGCAGCGGATTTTCATTGTATGGCACATTCATAAAGTTCTCGGACTCGTACCGTTGGGCTTCGATAGGTACAAACGTACTTCCGGCTTCTACAGGAATTGTTGGAGTTGGACGATTTACAAACAATACGCCTAATCCTTACGGGACTAACTACGGAATACTTATCAATGTTTCCGGCGCAAACACCAACATAGGAATCGTGAGCAACGGCGCAATCGTGAGCAACAGTTACATCGTAGATTACGGGATAGCCAAGCTAACACCTTCTGCTAATAATTGCCTTGTACCGGGCGATGCCACAAAGCCTACTTTGTTCAAGTTGATGCCGAGGTTTATTTACAGTAATTCGGGCATAGGATTGCCAAGACGCGACTCCATTTGTACCGTATTGGGCATAAGCAATTCTACGGCATTTGCGGTGCGTATAGTCATTATTTGCGACCGGACAAGTACGAAAGTCGGTTACGTTTGTGGTAGAAACCAATTCGTAAAGAACAGTTCGGGGGGGAACGCGATGGACAGCAACTATTACCCTTACAGGATGGGAAACAACGCGGACACGGATATGGGCAAATGGAACATGGCTAAGGGCGATATTCGCGAGTTCCTTTTAGTTTGGGACGGAAGCAGCGGTTATTATGCATACTTGCTCAACATAAGAGAATAACATAGAAATCACGGCAAATAAGCGGTAATAAGCGGTTTGTACCCCGATTTTCACGGCTTCGGAGTACAAACACTTCGCCAACACTTAGCGAGCGTATCAACTTGATACAACTAATTGATACTTTTGTAGGACAGAGTAAAAAGATAAAGTTATGCAAAACAGAAACGGCGACTTAGTAAGCGCACAAATATCAGTAGCCGGAACGGTTGATTTTTCCGGCGGCAACTTCAAGATGGACACGCCTTTTTGCTTGAAGAACGACGGCGAAACGGCGGTAGTGCTTGAAGTGAACCTTTGGGGAATGCCCGAAGGCGAGTTCATCAGCACACGGTTTGAAACCGGGTGGAATCCCGAAATCATACGAGAGATAAAGAAAACGAGTTCAGCAACCGCCCTTGTTTGGGGCTATTAAAATTATAGTCATGGGTATATTTATAGGAATTGGGAATACAAAACCGACTTTCCCTTACGATTATTATTACGGAGTGCAAATCAACGTGAATGTAGCAGACCCGGCATTAACAAGGGTTGGGCGACCGGAATTGCACGTTACGCTGCCGGTACAGTCATTGATGCGCCGTTGCTTGATTAACGACAACGGCGAGGTTGTAACATACTTGCACCCTACCGACAGCACGAAAACAGACACGGGAGCGACGGCAGACCTTACCGGAACAACCGGGCAAGTAATGGTAGAGATACCAAAGCACTACCGTAAATTCGAATTTGACGGCACAACTATAACCGTACTTATTTCATTGTACAACCTTCCGGGCTTCCATGAAGTGCCGAAGATGTACAGAAGTGCATACGAAGCGACCATAGACCGCACAGTAAGCACAACCCCGAAACTTGCAAGCGTAGTAAACAAGACGGCTAATTTCAGAGGTGGGAACAACAATACCGCATGGGATGGAACATATAGAAGCCTGTTAGGACTCCCGGCAACCGCTACGAGCCTTACCAACTTCCGAAAGTACGCACGAAACAGAGGGGAAGCCGGGCTTAACGGTTGCGGTTGGAATTGCGACCTGTACGCTGCACAGCTTGCGACATATTGGCTTTACGTCATTGAGTACGCAAACTTAAATTGCCAAGCCGCATACAACGCAGAACCTACAAGCGAAGGGTACAAGCAGGGAGGATTAGGCAACGGAGTTACCACCTTGAACGGTACGAAGTGGAACGCATACAACAGCTATTACCCGTTCATACCTTGCGGTACTACAAATAGTTTAGGAAACCGAACCGGCGTTGTTGAGTTCACGATGCCGGACGAATACGACACGGGAGTAGTTACCAAAGTAAGCGTACCTTCTTACAGGGGAATAGAAAACCCTTTCGGGCATTTGTGGAGTTGGACTGACGGATGCAAGTGCGAGATACAGAGCGAAGCGGACGGAGCAAAATCGAAGTTTTATGTTTGTGATGACCCTGCTAAGTTCCAAGACAGCAGCTATAACGACTATGATTTGCGCGGAGAGTTGCCGAGAAAAGAGGGCTATGTTAAACGATTGATGGTTGGAGAACACGGCGAGAATATGCCGACAGAGGTAGGAGGAAGTTCAACGACCTACTTTGCCGATTACTTCTATACCAATATACCTGCTTCCGGCGCGGCTATGAGGGGTGTGCTCTTCGGCGGTTACGCGAGTTCCGGCGCGGCTGCCGGGCTTGCGTCTGCGTTTGCGATTTACACGGCTTCGTTTACGCTTGCGTACTTCGGCTCCCGGCTTTGCTTTATCCCGGCGTAGCATTACGTCACGAAACGGAAACATAAACACGCCCCAACCGCCGCGCCATTATTGGCGGTTGGGGTTGCAAAAGTACAATGATAATAAATTAGGTTATGAACGAAAATAACAAGACACAGCAGACAACGAAAGAAGATGACGGAAGTTTGTCGTTTTTGGCAATACCGCAGGACGAAGCAAACAAGCATTTCAACTGCCGGGAAACGACACAGCAGAAGTTGATCAACCTCACGTTTTGGGTTTGCGACTTCATCGACGGAGTTAAAACGAAGTTCGGAGCGGAACGCTTTTTAGTGAAGATAAAGAGAAACCGTGATGACAAAGACAGCGAAGCCGAAAAGTTCTTTACCAATTCGAGCGAAATAAAGTACGTTTTGAGGGAAATCAAGAAACGCAACGCATTTCCACGCCGGGTAACGATGAGGGCGAGCGGCACACGCTATTACTTTGAGTGAAAAAATAAAAGGTTGTTTGTTCTTCGGGTGTGCTCTTCGGCGGTAACGCGAATAACAGCGCGAATGCCGGGCTTGCGTATGCGAATACGAATAACACGGCTTCGAATACGAATGCGAACATCGGCTCCCAGCTATACTGATACTTTTTGTAAAGTTTATAAGGACAAAGACCTCGCCGAGAAAAAGGCGGAAAACAGTAAACATTAACGGGATTTGGTAGGGAAACCGAAGAACCCCGACTAATCAGCAAAGCAAGCTATGCAAAGGTTAGGAAACTTATACGATAGGATAATCAGTTTAGAGAACTTACGGCTCGCAGACCAAAGGGCGCGTAAGGGAAAACTTAACACATACGGCGTAAAGGTGCATGACCGGCACGCTGAAGAAGACCTTTTGGCTTTGCACGAAGCGTTGAAAGCAGGAACTTACAAGACTTCGGAATATAGCACATTCTTTATATATGAACCGAAAGAGCGTGAAATTTTCAGATTGCCGTACTTTCCCGACCGCATTGTACACCACGCAGTAATGAACGTCTTAGAGCCTGTATGGGTGTCAGTATTCACGGCGGACACTTACAGTTGCATCAAGGGGCGCGGCATACAGGCGGCAGCGAACAAACTGCGGAACGTGATAAACCGGGATAAGCCCGGCTGCGCGTATTGTCTGAAAATTGACATACGCAAGTTTTACCCTTCCATAGACCATGCCATACTGAAAAGGATTGTACGCAGGAAGATAAAGGACACACGGCTACTTAAACTTCTTGACGAAATCATAGACAGCGCGGACGGTCTTCCGATAGGCAACTACCTAAGCCAATTCTTAGCTAACCTCATGCTCGCCTACTTTGACCATTGGGTTAAGGAGGTAAAGCGCATAAGGTACTATTTTCGTTATGCCGATGATATTGTAGTATTTCACAGCGAAAAAAGGTTTTTGCGCGGTCTGCTTGCGGATTTTGAAAGCTACCTTTCTACACGGCTGAATTTGGAAGTAAAGGGAAACAAACAGATATTCCCAGTAGCGAAAGACCACAAGGACAGAACAGGACGCGGCATTGACTTTTTGGGGTATGTATTCTACCACAACGAAACGCGGTTACGGAAAAGTATCAAGAAGAATTTTTGCCGGAAGGTAGCCAAGTTGAAGAAAAGGAAGAAACCGATAGGCGAAGCGCAGTTTATGCAAGCCGTAGCCGCGTGGTGGGGTTGGGCAAAACACAGCGATAGCGAGTATTTTATTAACAAGTTAAATAAGATTGCACCTTATGAAATCAAATTCAGACGTTAGACCGGCTATTATCCAAGATTTGGGTAACGGCTCGTTCCATTACAACTACAACGTAACGGAAAGGAAGATAGAAGACGAAGAAGTAGGCGAAAAGACCGTTTATGACTACGATACTGTGCAAGTGTGGGAAAAGCCGACTTACGACAACCTTACACGTGCCATCATACGCAGCGAGATAGACGAAACCGAAGAATTTTCTTTGATTAACGACTACTATGCCGCACAGTTGGGAGTAGAAACGGACGAAGACCGTAAGACAAAGGCGGTAAACGACTACAAGGCTTACCTCGCACACGTTGCGGATATAAAACAGATGGTGAGGGATGACCTTGCTACGGTTGGATTGGACGAAAGCGCATAAGCCTATGGGTACATTAACGGAAACGGTAAACGTAATAGTCGGAATTGTAGCATCACTCGGCGGCGTAAGTCTGATTAAATTCCTTTTCTTCATGCGCCCGGAAAGGCGCAAAGCACAGGCGGAAGCAGGGCTAAAAGAAGTTGAAAAGGAAGAGCGCGAGCTGGGCGTAATGAAAAACCTCGTAGAAAGTTTGCAGAAACGGATAGAACAGCAAGACCAAAAGATTAAGGAACTTAACGAACGTCTTGACAGGTTGTATGCCGAGAAGCATGAACAGGAACGGGAAAATAACGCCCTTATTCGTGAAAACAACGAATTGCGGCTCGCGCTGAAAGAAGCCGAACACAATGTTTGTGTACGCCCCGATGATGAATGTTTCAAAGGGCGTTTGCCTAAGCGTACTTATTGCCGCTTGAAGAAACTCGCGGCAGGAGATTACGACGCTTTCTATAAAGACGAACCGGAAGGAGAAACCGACAGCGAAAGGAAAGAAAACAATGAGGATAACGGAATACTTGAAAAGTCTGATAAGGGCTAACAGCTTTGACAGCAGCAAGAGTTTCGCCCTTGTGCTTTCTGTATTGGTTGGCGCATTGATTGGGCTTTGTGTTTGCTTCTGCCTTGTGTGGGATGTGTGCAGTAACGGGCATTTGGAAACCGACCTCGAAGGGTTGGGGATATTTCTGCTTTGTACAGGTGCATTCATGGCAGGGGGCGGAGTAAACAAAGCCCTTTCAGAGCGGAAAAAGACTTTGAATAAAGACGGAGGTATTAACAACAAAAAGGATTAAGTTATGGCAAAGATTGACATTTTAGCACCGTTCATTTTGAGTTGGGAAGGTGGGTTTTCAAACCACCCGGCAGATAAAGGGGGCGCAACGAACAAAGGAGTAACCATCGCCACATGGAAACAGGTAGGTTATGACAAAGACGGCGACGGGGATATAGACGTAAGCGACTTACGGCTCATTACCGAAGAAGACGCGGTAAACCGGGTAATGAAACCGCACTATTGGGATAGGTGGAAAGCCGATCGGATAGAAAGCCAATCAATAGCAAATATAGTTGTTGATTGGGTATGGGGAAGCGGAAAGCACGGCATTACGGGGGTGCAAAAGCTGTTGGGTGTGACGGTGGACGGCATTGTAGGGGAAAAGACCTTAGCCGCCATCAACGCGCAAGAGCCGCACGCACTTTTCGACCGTATCAAACAGATGCGCGAAGAGTTCATCGAAAATTTGGTAAGGCGCAACCCGTCGCAAAAGGTTTTCCGCGCCGGTTGGTTGCGTAGGCTTTCATATATTGACTACGGAAGTCTGACGTACAACACCGTACCGCCTACAAAACATTCATTCACGGAAAGATAACCAAAGACGTATGAAATGGATAGGATATATTATATTGTGGATTTTCCTGCCGATATTGATATCCGGGTGCAGTTCGACACGGAAGACCGTAAAAGGAACGTCAGAAACGAACGTATCCGCCACGCAGGAAACAGAAAGCAGGGAAACAGAAAATCGTTTGGCGGAAGTGATAACCGCTACCGAAACAAACGACCGTACAAACGTGGTTATCGAGTTCACGAGGACGGAGTACAACGACGGAAGTACGGGAACAACGGCAGAACCTGCCGGGCAGACTTCCGACACGCCGGAGCAGAACCGGGAAGATCGGCACAATCCGACAGCCGGAAAGAAAAGCGGCATAAAGTCAGTTACCACCGGACGGATAAGCATCAACGGCGACAGGACGGAAGCGACTACGACGACACGGAACGAAGCGAGCCAAAAAGCTACGGATACAAATGCAGGAACGGACATAACGGCAAGCCGGACAGAAAGCCAAGAAGCGGAAGAAAAGAAAACGCCTAAAACGGGCTTCATTGATTGGATTTTCTTAGCCGGGATAGTCGCAGCTTGCGCCGCCGGGATTACATACGCTATCAAACGCTTGAAAACATAAAAACGCCCACAAAAGCCAAAAATGGGCGTTTTTATGGGCGTTTAATTCTTAACTTGCTGATATTCAGCATTGGAAGCGGAGA